AAAATGTAGCAGCTGATATGCTATCTAGATTTATTTCTTCACTAAAAAGTTGAACTTTTATAAATAAGTTTTACTTTTGCATTAATGTCAATTCATTAGATATAAGGAGAACAATATGGCGGACAAAATGGTAAAAGCCGATGATGGCGTTTCCGAAGTTCCAGCTCCTTCAGCACCTGAGGGTGGCAAAGCCGAAATGGATCCAAAGAAGAAGAAGGCAACTGCTGATTCTATGGAGAAAGTAAAGGCTGAAGAAGTTGAACAAGACCAAGAAGTTCTTGAAGCCGCTGAAGAAGAGGAAGTCGTAGAGGAAGTTGTTGAAGTTGAAACTTCTGTTGCGTCTCTTTTCGAAGGTGAAGAACTTTCTGAAGAATTCAAGAATAAAATCGAAGTTGTATTCGAAGCAGCCGTTTCAGAAAGGGTTGCTAAAGAAATTGCATCTATCGAAGAAGAACTGACTGGTAAGTTAGAATCAGATCTTCAAGAATCTGTCACAGCTCGTGTAGAAGAAATTGTTGAAAACCTCGACAAGTATCTTGACTACGTTGTTAATGAGTGGATGGAAGATAATCAAGTTGCTATTGAAGCCGGTATTAAGGTTGAAATGGCAGAGTCTTTCATGGGTGGTCTAAAGGATCTTTTCGAGCAACATAATGTTGAAGTCGATGAAGAAACTTTTGACGCGGTTGCTTCTCTTGAAGAAGAAATCGAAAAGCTCAAGTCTGAAGCAAATGACCTTGTTGAAGCAAACATCGAACTTCAAAGAAAGCTTGATGACGATGCAGCTGAAGACATTTTTGCTGACCTGACTGAAGGTCTGACAGATGTTCAAGAAGAACGTTTCCGCACTTTAGCAGAAAGTTTGGACAAATCTGACTTGGAAGTTTACGCCAAAAACTTGCGAGTTATTAAAGAATCATTCTTTGCAGAATCAACTGAAGAAGTTACTTCAACTGAATCTGTATTGAAAGATAATCTTGGTGATGAAGAAGAAGTAGTGATTGAGGAAGACGTCAAAGCTCCCGCTTCAGAATACTCTTCCATCAATGCTCTTGTTGAGGCACTCAATACAAGAAAAGCAAACGCTTAATTGATGAATTTAAATTTATAAATAAAAAGAAATACTTTATAACAAGGAGATAGAAATAATGTCAAAGACTAACTATCAACATCTTGTGGAAAAGTGGGGGCCCATTCTCGAGCACGAATCTTTTTCACCGATTAACGATAATCATAAAAAAGCTGTAACTGCTACTATCCTTGAGAACACTGAACGTGCTCTTATTGAAGGTGGTGATCTTTCAGCTAATATGACTTCATTGTTGTCAGAAGCACCTACTAACGCTGTTGGCGCTACTGGTGGTTTTACTGCTGGCGCTGCTGATGCAGGTCCTGGTGCAGGTTATGACCCCGTACTGATCTCACTCGTTCGTCGCGCAATGCCTAATCTTTTGGCCTATGACATCTGTGGTGTTCAGCCAATGACTGGTCCTACTGGCTTGATTTTCGCTATGCGTTCACGTTATTCAGCACAGAACGGCACAGAAGCCATGTACAACGAAGCCGATACAGACTTTTCTGGTGACGGCACTCACGCTGGTAGCACTGGCGGTACTGGTGTAACTGCAGGTACTGGTTTGGCTACGGCTGATGCAGAAGCTCTTGGTGTAGACCAAGTAGTTGCTGGTGGCGCAGGTGATCCAGCAAATGATCCTGTTATTCAGACTAACCCAATGGCAGAAATGGCTTTCTCTATCGAGAAAGTAACTGTTGCTGCTAAGACACGTGCTCTGAAAGCAGAATACACCACTGAATTGGCACAAGACCTTAAAGCAGTTCATGGTCTGGACGCTGAAACAGAATTGGCCAACATCCTTCAGGGTGAAATCCTGGCTGAAATCAACCGTGAAGTTGTTCGTACAATTTACACCACTGCTGAGCAGGGTGCTTCTGCTACGGCTACTCCCGGTATCTTCGACCTCGACGTTGATGCTAATGGCCGCTGGTCAGTTGAGAAGTTCAAGGGCTTGATGTTCCAAGTTGAACAAGAAGCTAACGCTATCTCACGTGGTACTCGTCGCGGTAAGGGTAACATCGTAATTTGTTCTTCAGACGTAGCTTCTGCATTGCAAATGGCCGGTGTTCTCGATTATGCTCCAGCTCTTGCTGGTAACAACCTCCAAGTAGATGACACAGGTAACACTTTCGCTGGTGTCCTGAATGGTCGTATGAGAGTTTACATTGATCCTTATGCAGGTTCTAACTACCTCGTAGTTGGCTATAAGGGTTCAAGTGCTTTCGACGCAGGTCTCTTCTATTGCCCATACGTTCCTCTCCAAATGGTTCGCGCCATTGGTGAGAACAGCTTCCAGCCAAAAATTGGCTTTAAGTCTCGTTATGGAATCGTTGCTAACCCATTCGCCGAAGGTGATGCAGGTAGCCAAGGTCTTGGTGCTCTTAATACAGACAGCAACAAGTACTACAGAAGAGTACGTGTATCTAACTTGTTCTAATCTTAAAGATAAGAATAAGAAGACAAGAAAACTTGTC